AGGTTGAGATAAGAATTATAAATTAACGATCCTACATGTTTTGACATAAATGAAAAAATAAATAGAGCGTATGAAACATATAAAATAACTCATTATTTAACGGATTATTATACGAAAAAACAGTTTGAAGTAGAAAGAAATGATTGACATTTGAAAAAATTTTTTGGTAAAAGATCATGCGAAGAAAGTACGTTATATAATCGCTATCACAAAGCTTGTCACGTATTTCAAAAAAATTTAATATTTATTGCTTCAACAAGTGGTAGCGGAATTAAAAACATCTTTTATAAACTTGTTGTTATTTCTCATATCGACAAAATATATATCATTATTTTGAATATTTTTAACGCTAAAAAAATGAATAAACAACCAAAAGGAAATATATGATCCAATCTTCTATTAGTTCTAGTGACATTATAAGTTATTTCACTGGTCAGACAGATGATTACTCAGAAGTCATCGCACCCTTTGTACCGAGTGCTAATAAAAAGATTTTAAATAATTACACCCCTTCTTTGATAAAAATGAGAATCAAAAAAGATTTAACATATGATGATTTTGTAAATATAAATAGTTTAAATTCTCATAAAATCAAAGAAGTAATGAATAATGCGCTTATCGCTGGATGGGTCACTGGTATCGGATTGTCTATTTTATTTACCCCTGCATCTATTGTGAAAACAACTTTATGTTGCGGTTTTGTGTCCGGAAGCCTAGGAATTATTTATTGTATAAAAAATGATCTATACACGAAAGAAGCACAAGATAATAGAAGAATAAAAATAGAATTTGATCGAAGATTTGATGAATTTAAAGAACAATGCACAAAAGAACAATATAGTCTTTTTGTAAATTTTGTAAAAAATTACATTGATATAAACGATATGGAAACAGGGGAAGATTTTAATATGTTGTGTGGAATTACTTATGAAATTCCTTCTATTCCTGTTTTTTCTCCTCACGATGAAAAAAGAAGGCATGTCTATGAAAGAAAAGAAATTGAAAAACAAATTGATATTGTTGATACACAAATTTCAAGGGCGATTTTAAGTGGAAGTAATCCGGAATACATAGAGAATTTGCGAAGAAATTATGACCCTTATAAAGGGCCGGCATTTGGAAAAAATGATTTAATCATGGATGTTAATTTCTTAAAAAAATCTATTTTTTGTATTCAAATATGTTTAGATTCTTTACTTAAAGATATCGATCCTAAAAAAGATCATATTCTTAAAAAAGGACTGGTATGCTTGTTAGATCACTATAAAAGTCATTACCGTCAATGTACAGCTGGAGTTATTAATAATCTTTTTGTCGATCTATCAAAAATGGGCGTGAATTTAGATGATTCAAAAAAAGTATGCGAGGAATTTCAAAATAATTTTAATTCTTGATTAAGAAAACGACGATAAAGCACGATTGCTTTATCGTCGTCAAGCGAATTTACAAAAACTTTGTGAAAGTGTATTGTTATGAGATTAGGATAACCGATTTTTCATTTTTTGTCAGGTAAAAATTAGATAGAAACTACATAATACATAATCGACATTGATATAGTGTTGTTATTTGCAGCATTTCCAGAAATTTCGGTAGCAACGGGATTATAAGCTGCAACATTTACGTTTTCTACTATTGTTACAGCTACATTGTTTAAACTTCCAGCTGTAATATTAGTCCTGTAATTAGAAACTGTGTTTACCAATGCTGCATTGGCAACAAGGGTACCTATTGTGGGTGTAGTATTATTATTATAATACAAACTAATAACTTGAGAAGCTCCAGCAACAAAAACATTACTTCCCCCATAATTAAATTTAATATTAGCTGAAATTATAATTATAACCTTTCCAGCCCCCTGTGCTGGAATAATTTCAATAGGTGTTGCATTAAGTGATTTTATTTGTGCAGATGTCAAAGTAGCATTAGTTATATATACAATAGGTGCCGAACTTGCCCAATTTGTCCCGTCGGATGTTAAAACATTTCCTGTTGTTCCTGCTGTCGCGGGATATGTTGCCGTAGACCAAGAAGGTGTTGTACTAGCCCCTGATCGAAGCACTTGGCCGGCTGTCGCTGTTCCTGATAAAATCGCTCCGGCTGTTGCTGTACTATAAAATATTCCACCGTTTGACGCTGTTAAATTAGCAGCTGTTCCACCTGATGCAAGAGGGACCGGGGTAACAGTCCTTGCTCCTACATAAGTAACAACAGCTGCTTGAGATGGTACAAGTTGATTGCTATTATTTGCCATCGTAGGATCTGTGTCGATGGGTACACCTTTAGTTGTACCTTGTGTCATATATCCTCATTCCAATTTAAAGCTACTTGAATACTTGAAGAAACTGTGGAAAATGCTGTCACGGTCAAGGTTTCTGATGGTAATATAAAAAGATTGAAATTAGTTAAATCATAAGAAACATTCGAATTTCTTGATAAACATACATTAAAAAAGGTTGTTCCAGTTGTTCCTGTTCCTGCTACATCGTAAGAAGATATGGAATTTCCTGAGGTTATTGTTACACCTTGGTCGGCTGTTGTTCCGTTAATGGTGGTAAAAGATGGAGACCCGCCAATTGTTACACCTTTTTTTAATCGGATTGTAGCTAACCCGTTTCCGTTGTCTGTTGAACAAGATAATGATCTAAGACGTATAACACCAGTATTTGTAATAGTGTTATATGTTGTGCAATTTCTAAGATTTAAAAGATTTGCTTCTGTAGTGATTGTATTTTTCAAAGAATCGATTGCCCACTGAGGACCTAAAAATTCTCTTACTCCGAAAATAAACACACCAACAGAGCCTACATACATTAAAATATTTGTAGTGCTACCGGCATTTGTCACATTAGCATAAAAAGGAAATGATGGATTAGATATTTGAACAGATGCACTAGAATTTGGATATTGAATCGTGTGACAAAGTATCCAAGCCCCAGTCACTGGATTTTGGACCAAAAATGTGATAGCTCCATACCCTAAAAAGGGGTAACGGATCATCATCACGTTTCCTTTCGTTTTATCCCAAGTAAACCCTGAAGCCCCTGTTCCGTCGCATTTATCTCCGTTCCATGCCGTTTGAGCCGTCCAAGAATCTGAACCAGCATTTCTTATCGATAATCCAAAGTCGGTCCCATTGTACCCGAAAAAATAGCCGACTTGGGTATTTCCCATTCCGACAACTTGTGTTGAACTTGCTGCACTATTTGTCCACACCGCCGTAAATCTCGCCATCATCCCTTGACCCTGACGATATTTTGCTATCCTTGCAGAATTATACGTTGCAGAACCAGCAGCGCCAACACCTGTTTGAAGCCTTAATCTAGAAGCGTTTGTATCTGCAACACCCGTTGTATTAATGCTTGTAACGCCAGTTTGTGTGTTGATTCCATAAACAAAATCTATTTGGATAACTGGAGTCTGATTAGCAACTATTAAGTCTCCGAAAGCAGAAACGTTCGATCCCCCGATAGAAACTGTATTACTTAAAATATTAACGCCGACTGTTCCTTGTGCCATATTATGAAGCCTCTTGACCGAATAAATTAAAAGAAAGTGTCGCAAGAGTAGCATACACGCTTACAATGTCTGTTGTAGCAAGTGTGATTCCAATCGTTGCAATAAATGTATCGTTACCAGCTATTGTCACATCATAATATAGATACATTTCGTTGCTGATCGCACCACCTGCAGGCCTTACAGCTACTCTAAACGATGTTGCAGTTGCCGATCTATTGCATACGACTAAGCTAGAGCAAACGGTAGAAGTAGATGCGGGAACCGTGTAGAGTGTGGATAGAGAAGCGGCTCCCGGGGCCAACTGGCCCAAAACTTTGATTACATTTGCCATTACATACCACCCAATAGAAATGATAGTTTATAGTCTAGTGTTGCTGCTACTGCTTGAAACGTCGGTTGTGCAGAAGCGCCGTTACTTGTAAGGACATACCCGGAAGTTCCAGGGGCTATATCATTTAAAGTACCGTTCGCCCCTCCTGTCTGTGTATTATACTGAGTTGGTCTATAATTGCTACTATTATTTGTTGCCATAAAATCTCTTAAACAATTGTGATATTACCGATAGATGAAATTACGTTCCAGTTCGTTGAGGCGCCTCCTGTTACGGCAAGCAATGTGACGCAATCAAATTGGTGAGTCGATGCAAGGGATCCTGTAATGCCTAATGTTGTTGGATTTGCACTTCCAAAATATATTTGCTGGTTAGCATTTTGAGCGATTTTCCATCCACCAATTCCACGGCCCACAACTGAAATGACTGAAAATTGAACAGCTGTTGCTGGTAAAGTTAAAGTCACTAACGATACATTATCAGAAAGATAGCCATTATTGACTGCCATAGCTTGGCTAGTTCCTGTGACATCCGTCCAAGTTAAACCGCCACCCGTTGCATTAATCGTAATAGAACCTGTTGCTGAAGTTATTGAAATGCCGGTTCCCGATGTTAAAGTGGCTGCTGTTGGATCGGATGCAGTCGTTCCGATAAGCAGTTGACCGGCACCTTGTACAATGGAAGTAATCCCGTTAGAAGCAGCTCCAACAAGAGTTCCGTGGTTTGTTACTGTGATTGCCGAAAAACTTCCCGATCCGTCATATTTACAAATCCCTGAAGCATTTAAATTGATTGCGTTATTCGTCGCCATGATCCCTCTTTAGATTATTGTAATGTTTCCCTGAATATACGTTTCGTAAAATTCTTGATTTGCTGTCACTGTAAGAAGTTCTAACCCGTCTGAAATCATCGTTGCTGATATACTTCCCAAAACACCTATTGTGCTTGTTCTAAACCCTATCGTGATGCTTTGTCCTGCATTTTGCGCAACTGTCCATAAATTCCCATATCCGCGTATTTTAAAACCATCACCGATGGCAGATGCTGCCGGAAGAATAAAATTAACTGGAAGCGCTCCTTTACATATATATCCATTTTGCGGGACTAACGTCACCGGATTATTTGCCGATGTCACGACGTTCCAAGTGAATGATAGTGCCGAAGTGCTAATTGTTAAAACATTGCCGATTACGCTTGTAGAAACGTTTCCAGATCCGACAATGTCAAAAGTATTAGCTATAGGACTACCAGCGCCTACATTACCCACAAATGTCGTTGCTACATCCGGGGGAAGTATTTGATCTATCGATAAAATCCCCGACTGCGACATATTAAGATCCTAAGTTAAGTTTATCCAATATTAATTTGAGTTGTTCGACCTTTTTTTCAAGAACATGAAATTTTGTATCGGTATTTATAGATCTTAAACCCGCATTTCTAGCATCTAAAGAAACTGGTTCTAACTGTTGTTGCATATATGCTTTTGCTTCATCTAAAGAAGGAATTACAGGTTTTGGAATGGCATTGATTTTATCTTCGACCATTTGATTAAATTTATTTTTAACTTCCTGAAACCAAGTTACTTGAGCTTCTGACAAAATGCTTATAGAATCAATTAATTTTTCTAAATCTTTTTTCATGTTATTGCGTTCTTGATTTGAAGAATTAATTTTTTCGGTTACTGATTCTAAAGCGTCTTTTGTGATTTTCTCACTTATTTTTAAAAAATCATTATACAATTCTTTTGTATGAGTAAAAGAGAGATCAAATTTTTCGTCAAATTCCTTTTTATATTCTTGCAGAGTATTTTTAAGATTTTCTATATCGACTAATTTGGCATAAGATTTTTGATCGATGTTTGTAGTATCTAATCTAGATGACAAGCCATTAGTAGAAGATTCTAAATGTTTAATTTCTTGACCATTTTTTTCAACAGCATGTTCGATTTTAGAGATATTTGCTTGCATGTTACTATGAAAAGACTCTAACTTTAAAAAAAACTCTTCTGATTTTTTTATATTTGAATCTATTTTTTCATGTAGAAGTTGATGATCATGATTGCTGTTTTTTTCATGTAAATCCGCTTTACATTCGAGATTTTCCATTTGCTTGATGATTGCATCATATGTTTGAAGTTTATCTCTCATCACAGGCCACAAACGCTCTAATTCATCGATTCTTAAGATTGTGTCATGGTTCATAGATAATATCCTATTATATCGATTCTTTGAAGATCTGTTGTAGCTGTTGCCGGATTATTAACATTCATGATAAGACTTGTAGAAGCCGGAAGATAGGGAACATCTGAATTTACGGAATTATTTACACTATAATGTCCTTGTATATTTGAAAAACTAGCAAAACCGGATATTAAATCATCGTAATTAGCTGCCGTCCATCCTATATTTACAGCTGCGGGATTTGTTATGTTATCTATAGTGACCGCATAAGTGTTGATTGCTGTTACAAAAAAATCCGCAGAAGGAGTGAATAAAACTGTTGTTCCAGCTTGTGTTATATCGATTGTCGGACCTTTTATCACAACTATGGGATTTCCGATTTGCGATCCTAATTGTCCCGTAGATGAGTTTATAGTAACAGTGTTGGTGTTAGCTACAGAAACTCCTGCTATCCCTGCTATAAATGTTTTATTGATTTGATTGAAACTGCTTCCTGAAACCCCAAGACGCATAGCATTTGATTCGCTGACGACACCAGCATTTTGAATTAAGATGTTATTGCTTTCTGAAGATGTATAAGCTCCGCCGGATATTCCAATACCAATATTATTTATCCCGGTTTTCAAAGATTGAAAAGTTTGTTTTCCTACTCCTACATTATTATTTCCGGATGTTAAAGTTTGAAAAACATTAAATCCTACGGCTACATTGCCGATCGCAGTTGTAAACAATTGAAGATTTCCGCATCCAATAGACGTGTTACTATTTCCGGTATAAGTTAAATTTCCTGAAGATCTTCCCAAAATTGTATTTTGACTAGCATCTGATAAATTTAAAGTAGAGACAGATCCGGAATTTTGAAAATAAGCAGTAGCTCCCGCTTGATAACCAGTATCTAAAAGAATGGTTGCACCGACTGCAAACCCAATATCTCCGTTTAACCTTGTTATTGGAGTTCCACCGCTTCCCAGATTAGCCAAACTACCCGCTTGTGACATTATGAACCCCTCGCATACATACCCTCAATATAAACAGATCCTCTTGTTGGAGCTGTTGATTGCTTGATATAAAATTGAGTGCCTAAAGCAAAAACTAAAGCATTAGTGCTTAAAGATGGATTTCCATCGCAATTTGCAGAAATATCATAAAGAACAAACGTGCTTGCGGGGACAAATAAATTGTCACTTGTGCCGTTAAAACTAAAAATCATATCCCCGTCTGTATTATTTATTATACGAAAAGATCTCCAGTTATGTGTAAGTGGGGTTCCTATTGTTTGATAAGAACCTGTAATTGCAGCAAATCCTAGAGTCCTATAAGGATCAAATCTTACAATCGCCATTATATTTCCTTATTCGTGGGTTTCACCTTCTAAAGATGGTGTTTCTAAATTTATAGAATTTTCTTTTTCTTGTTGTGCTTTTGCTGCATCTTCAACAGCACCAATATATTTTTGAAACTGAAAAAGCATTTCTTTACAAATATGTATAGGAGTATCATGTGATAAAGTCCAATGACTTTCCCAATTTTCAATTTTACTTTCTATTTGACATACGTTTTTTAACATCATTTCACCTCTATTAATACTTGAAAATTTAAGTTACTTAATCATACTCCACGCACTATAAAATAAGCAAATGTAGAAACGTCAGCCACAAGTATTGTTGCAGTTGTAACACCTACAGAAGTTACTGTAAAACTTGTTGCATTAGTTATTGTGTAAGTTAATTCACCTACTGCTGCAGAAGCTGCTACCCCTATGCGTTGAAGGAAAATTAAATCTCCAGTGGCTATATTAGTATTAAGTATTGTAGCCGTTCCAGCAACAAGTGTTCCTGTACCTGCCATATCAGTAACAGCACCAGTTTTAATCTGCAATCCTTTACCAGTTGTTGCAATTTTTAAGTTACCACCTGTTGCATTGATATTTCCACTACCTGAATTTAACGTCAAAGCACTTGTTGTGTTAGTTGAACCTATTGTTAGTGTCTGTGCTGCAGCACCTGTTCCGATTTTAATGATGTTGGCAGATGTAGCAGAATCACCTGCAATATTGATTGTTTTAATTCCTGTATTATTAGCAACGTTTATAGTCCTAGCGCCTGTACCGCCATCAATTGTAATGGTTCCTGTATTTGCACCTGTTCCAGATATTGTATAAGTAGAGGCTACGTTACCCTCTAAAATAAAGTTACCAGTGCCAACTAATAAGGACATTGAAGCGGCTCCAGATACTGTCCCAATCGTTACTACGTTGGCAACGGCTCCAGTTGCAATATTAACGGCTTTAGCTGCTGTTGCTCCACCTGCGATATTCACGGTTGTTGCACCTTCACCAGCTCCAATTGCCACAATATTTATACCAGAAGAACTACCTAAAGTCATGGTTCCAGTTTGGGCTGTACCGCCGATTGTGATTGTACCTGTTGTTGTTGCTGCTCCTATATTATAGGTTGAAGTAGCAGCTCCATTAACAACAAAGTTACCAGTTCCTGCAAGAAGGGAAAGTGAGGCTGCTCCAGATACTGTCCCAATCGTTACTACGTTGTCAATGGCTCCAGTTGCAATATTTACAGTCTTAATTCCAGTGCCACCTGTTGCAATATTAACAGTTTGCGCGCCAGTTCCGGGAGCTATAGAAACGGTACCCGTTTGAGCTCCAGTACCTCCTACAGTAATAGTTCCTGTAGTCATTGCAGTACCAATATTAACAGCACCTGCTACTTGAACAGCTGCGATGCTAACTGTTGAAGCTCCAGAACCATTTGCAATTTTAACAGCATTAATACCAGAAGATGAACCTAATACAATATCACCAGTTTGCGCAGTTCCACCGATTGTGATTGTACCTGTTGTTGTTGCTGCTCCTATATTATAAGTTGAAGTAGCAGCTCCATTAACAACAAAGTTACCAGTGCCTACATTTATAGCTACACCAGTTGCACCTGTCACATTACCAATTGTGACTACATGTGCTACGGCATTAGCTCCGATATCGATTGGGCCTGTTCCTGATTCAATTACTACGGCTGTTGCGCCTATCCCATTTCCAATTGTGATGGTATGAGCAATCGCGTTTGTACCAATATTTAAAGCCCCTGTTCCGCAGTTAAGAACTAAACTTGTTGCTCCTGTGCTATTTCCGATGGTGATTGTTCTTGTTCCTGCTGTACCTAGATTTATATTTTGTGAGACCGCATCATTACCAATCGATATAACACCCGCACTAGAATTTAATTCTAGTACACCCGCTGAATCTAGAAGTAATGTATCACTTGATGCAGCAGTAATATCTCCGCTTCCTGTAGATACTAACTGGATACCGCCAGTTCCGGAATTCAATACAATTTGGGTTGCTCCAGTGACGTTACCTAGAGTTAGTATTCGAGCTCCTGCTCCTGTACCAATATTTACCGCGCCTGTCGATGCGTCTGAAGCTAAATTAAGAGCTACAGCCCCTGTAGTAATCGTAGCTGATCCACTTAAAGAAACTAATCCGCTGGCTGCTATTGTAGTAAATGCTGCTGCTGCAGGTGTAGTTCCTCCGATCGCAGAGGGTGCAGCAAAAACTGCTGCTAAGTTTGAAGGGGTAACAAATAATGCTAAAGCTCCTGTTGATGCTGTTCCTGCCACAGCTTCTGCATCTGTTGCTAATTGTCCAATACCTGCTACTGTTGTTAAAGCTACTGGCGCCCCTGCAATTGCAAGCGCATCGGCATAAGCTTTAGTTGCTACTGTTCCTACGGGTGCGTTGTTATCTGTTAATAATACAATACCTGCTACTGTATCAGTTGCAATCGCATTTCCGCCAAGATCAAACTGTCCATTTCCTAAACTTATATAAACTTTATTGGGTGATACTGACGTATCAATAAAAAGTTGACCGGGAGGCATAATATCGTTAGTTGAAGGCGCTCTATTTATAAGCGCGGGTGTTGGTAAAACATTCACATAAGGAGCATCTCGCCCCAAAGCTTGTAAAATTTTTGATTTAATTCCCATGTTAAAACCTCGTATGTATTTTAATTTTTAATTTACATTATCTACTCAGAAATAACAACAAATATTTAAAATAAAGATCGGATATTGCATTTTATGTCTTCTTTTTGTATTCTAATGTTATGAAAGATAAATTTTATACAGTCAATGAAATGGCTAAAATATTAAAAGTTAATCCTAGAACTATTGTAAAGCTTATTAATGGTAATAAGTTAAAAGCGGTAGATGTAGGGGTTGGCGAAAGAGCGCACTGGCGCATATTTGAAGGGCAATATTTAAAGTTCTTATCTGAATTTTATGAAAATAGGGAGTAAAAATGGATTGGAATTTAATTTATGCAATTGCAGCGATAGAGGGGATACATATTGCTTTAATGATCGGATTAATCTCGTGGCTTCGATCAGACATTAAATCGTTTGAAGTAGAGATAAGAAGTTGGAACAAAGAAATTCTAAAAGATTCTCGTGACTTTCACGGTCGTCTATGTGCCATTGAAGAGTGAAATAAAGAGAAAAAATATACATAATTCAAATTTTAAATATAGGGAAGAAGTGAAACTTGCGGTAAGTAAAAAAATTTGTTTAGACATTGTTTTAGACTGTTATGAGGCTCTTCTTATTACAAGAGGAGAAAAATATATCGAATCTTTAAATAGCAACCAATGTCGAACATTCGATGAATTTGGAGAATTAGAAGATGATATAATTATGGAAATTTCTATTCAAATGTCAAAAGAAGAAAATGAAAAATTACATAGTATGATTTTAGGAAGAAAAGGTTAAATAGGGGAAATAACATGTCTAGAAAACATTATCACGAATACAAAAAATTTAATTTCGACATTATTGTATCGACAGGGATCATGATGTTAACTGTTTTAGGAACGACTGTTGGATTGTTTTTACATATAGATTCAAAAACTGATGCAAATTTATTGGCAATGAGACAAAGTACAGATTCTAAATTAGAAGCGATTCATCAAGAAATGAAAGACTTTCATGGGCGTTTATGTGCTATTGAAGAACGAAATAAGGGGAAATATTAGATGGAAAATATATTAAATTTTTTAAAAGAATTTAACTTACAGACGATTTTTAGTATGGGCATTATGCTATGGTATTTTACCTCAGGACTAAAGAAAGATTTGTCTGATAAAATAGATAAATTAGATAGTGATATTCGTCAAATGAATACTAGAATTTCCAGAATGGAAGGGACTGTTTACGGAAAAGACATCTACAACAACTTGGATAAATAAGGGGAAAAATTAAATGGATTGGATTCAATTTGCTACATTCATGATTGGAAATATGATTTTTACTTTAACTTTATGGTTATGGGCAAGATCAGAATCTAGATCAGACGCAAGACTTATGCTAGGTATTTTAAATGGAATACAAAATGAAATGAAAGACTTTCATGGTCGTTTATGCGCTATTGAGGAAAGAAATAGAGGGAAAAATTAAATGGATTTGTTTAAGAAACATGTGGATACGGTAATTATATTAGGCGGTATTTTATCTAGTGTATTTTGGATGAATGGAAAATTTGCAGAAATAGATAAAAGATTTAATGATATAGAAAAAGATATCGTGATGATTATGAAAAATATTATGCCAAACGAGTTGGCAAAAACAGAGAATAAGGAGATTTAAATGATTATTTTTTTAGTAGTATTATGTTATTTTGTTAAGGAATGGATCAAAATATTTAACGAATCTATTTAGATTGTTTTTTTTCTTCTTTTAGCGCTTCTTTGTCTATTTTTTTTAATGTATTCATTAAAGGAATTTTATTTTTATCAAGTCCTTTCCTTAACATTTGTATATAATATTTTCTAAGAGCGGGGCTTTTTGTGAATTGAGAAATAATATTGGCAGATTCTGCAAGTGCATATGCTCCCGTTGCTGCAACTCCTATTCTTGGATCATATGCTGATGCAATTGCAATGCCTAAAGTGGATTGCATGGGAGTTTTTTTAATAGCTTCACTAACTGAATTACTTATCTTGTTTCCTTGAATAACAGCTCCAAAAGCACTATTTGCATCGTCTAACAATTTTAAATATTCAGGATACGTACTTTCAACTTGTCCCATAGTGTTTCTAATATCTTTATTAAGGGTAGGAAGAATTTGTTTTGCTCTTTCTAATGTTTCAGGATCGCCTATAACTTCGTTTATATTTCTCATAAAGGCTTGACCTTCTTTTACATTTAATCTTCCTTGGTTATTTTTTATATGATTTAAAACTAAATCTATTCTTTTAATCACTTCGGCAGGGCTTTTTGTAGATTCACCTCCTCCCTTTGCTAATTTATTTCTTAATGAGGTAAATATATTTTTTAGATTATCACCGGGTACACTTATATTATTTGGAATTGCTTTTTCCGTTAAATCATATAAATTTGACGCATATTTTTTTGCTCCGCCTGGATTAAATGCTGAAAGTCCTAATGTAGTTCCAAACTTAATAGATTCTTGAGCCCATTCAGGTGCGCCATATTGTTTCGCAACTTCTTTTGCAATAACTCCACCCCCTGCAGATGCAACAGCTTTCATAAGTCCCATTTGCTTACCAATAGGAATCATTAAATTAGTAAATGATTCTATTACTTCGTCTCCAATTTTTTCATAATCATCTTTTGGAGTTGTCCATAAACCTAAATATTCTTGTGAAGCTTTTTTTAAATCTTGAGAAGTCGGTACCATTTCTAATGCTTTTTTCCCATATTTTTGGATAAAACTAGGTTCTCTTTCCATCCACTTAGGAATAGGGATTTTTGGAAGTAATCCACCAATAAATTTAGTGAATTTTATAAAATCTCCTGGAATTCCTCCTATTGTTTCTCCTACTCTAGAAAGCGTTCTAGTCGCATGTCTTTCAATTCCTGGTTCGTAAGGTTGTTTATATTTATTTTTATCAAATTTTTCAGGTTCATATTTTGATTCATTTTGTTTTAAATCATCAGAAGAAATATTTTCAATATTTTGAGGTTGTGTAATTTTTTTTAAATATTTATTTTTATCAAATTTTTCTTCTGATTGATTAACTGTATTTTCATTCTGTAAATCTATATTATTCATTTGAAATAGTTAACCCGTTTTTAATAGCTTCTTCAATATGTCTTGTAGGAACATCAAATTTAGTGCCATCGCTATCTATCATCAAAACTGTAGGGCCATTTTTGTCTAAAGAGTCCCTAGTATTATCTACAAATTCTTCTTTAATTTCTTCCATTTGATTTCTAGTCGCATCATTGATCGCTATATCTAAATTTCTTGGAACAACTCCTTTGTTTTGTTCTAAAATATTTTTCATTGCTTCATATTTGATTGTTTTTGCTTTATTTATTAGTTGTAAATTTTTTGCTACTAATAATTTTCCTTCATCAGAGTTTAAAAGTCTAGGAATTGTTTTTAAATAAGATTCAATTTCAAAATTTTTAATAGCCCCGGGAAATATAGATGAAACGTCTCTTACATAATCATTTTCAAGTTTTGCGTATTCTTCAGTAGAAGGGTTATTTAAAACGGATAATGGTATTCCAAAATAATCAAGAGTTTTTATCATCATCGGGGTTGATAATTTTCCAGATTCTGCTTTTTTTATCATTTTTGTAAGTCTTAAATCAGAAGATTTTGCAGCTTCATATTCATTTACTACTTTATCACGATATTTTGAAGATGATTGGGCTGCTAATTTACTTGCTTCGTCTTCAAATAATGTAGGTTTTTCCTGTTCTGCTGCTATTTTAGATTCGGCTTCCGCATTTTCTTTTGAAACTCCCGAATCAGTCAATAATTGATATTTTTTTAAAGGAACTGCGTTTTTGAATTCTTCTGTGGCTCTAACTGTCTGAATTTTTTTTAATTGTTCTGGATTTATGGGTTTACTTGCTTGAGGAAGTTTTTCTATTGAAGCATTTTTTTGTTGTTGAAGGATTTTTCCAAGAGCAGGATTTCTTAAAGTTATTGCTGCTATTTCTGCATCACTTGGCTGTTTTCGTGGCTGATTTTGTCCAGCAGGTTGAGACATATTTGTTTCGTTAGGTTGTTGCATCTCAGGATTATTCTGACTATCCATTTGAGATATTCCACCTTGTCCACCACTCCCATATATCGAACTCAACATACTAGATAATTCTCGTTGATTTTTTTGTTGTTCAAACATTTTTGCAGCTTTCAATTGTTGTTCAACCGGTAATTCTGCATATTGTTGTGCTTGATCGCCAAATAAAGCTTTAGCAAGTTGTCCCTGTTGTTGTTGCATTTGTCCACGCTGAAAATGTACTCCTATTCCTTGTGCTAAAGCCTGTCCTAATTGTCCCGCTTGACTTCTGTATGGGTCGGGTCCCGGTTGTGCAAAAAATGCCATTTTTTAACTCCTTAATCCTGGAAATCCACCTTGCATATAACCTGATAATGCTTGCGGTAAAAATCCTTGTGTACCTTGTTGTTGCACATATCCAAATGGTCTTTGTCCTAATGCTTGACCTGTCATATTTCCATATTGACCCATAAGACTTTGAGCCGCTTGTTGTCCAAGTCCTGACTTTAAAGCTGCTAGTTGATTTTGTAGATTACCACCTGCTGATCCTAAAGCTTGACCAAAACCAGATGATGATAAACCTCCGCCCATAGCCCCCATTCCTGCGAATCTTTCCGCTAATCCAGGAACTGTTTGCTGATTGAATTGATCCATATAAGGCTGTGCAAATTGATCAACTGCTTGAGAAGATGGGTCCATTAGTTGTCTTTGTAAGTCAACACCCTCAGACATGCCTTGACCTAAACCCCCTTGAGGATTTAACATTTTCATGAGTTGGCTTAATAAAGCTTTTTGCCCTGAATTCATTGTTGTCAGTTTTTTAGTTTCAGGAGGTGCGCCAAATAAAAAATCTCTTCCACTGTTTGTTGAAACTCCTCCAAAAAGAGCGTTAGCAATTGCCATCATATATCCACCTATATATCTCTTGTAAATTCAAATACTATCGTAGTTTCAGTAAAAGCACTGAAATTTGCTGTTGTTGTCACTATAACATTTGTAGAATTAATTTTTAAAAATATTCCTACATTTGGGATCGGAATCCCTTCAAAAGCTATAGGATCAGTAGAAGCACCATATGCTCTAACTAAACGAAAGTTAGAATCCCATCCTGTAACATTATGTGCTACACTTTTAGTTGCATTATTTGGCAACGCTCCAAAATCTACAACCATTCTATAAACGGCACGATTTTTTTGAGGATTTCCAGGAATAAAATATTGCGCGCTGGTCAGTTTTTCAATGGGTACAAATAAACCACCTTCTTTAGTATTTACAGCACTAGCAATACCTTGGTAAATATCTTGTAAAGCCGTGACCAGTTCTTTTGGATCTTCTGGAAATTCAACACTGATATCGAGTTGATTTTGTAGTCCTGGTATATTGCTTGAAAAGCTCATTTAATCTCCTATGTAAAGCAGCTTTACATTGATTATTTTCCAAAAATATTTGTTCCTGCAGCTCTGAAGTAAATTTTCATAGCATTTAAGACAAAGTTTTGTTGATGCGTGCTAAGCTGCGCCATTTGCTCGTCATTGTGAGTAAGAATCACGGACATATATTGCCCATAGGCATTGGCAAAGAATCGATGCCAAGTGTATTGCGCGCTTAATGTATAGTATTGCTGATTGCTTTGAACCCAATAACCGCCTGTTGTATATGGCGTGAATGCTGTTGAATCCACATTGATGCTGAAAGTATTGATATCTATGAAAGTGACGGTATAGTTATTACTATTAAGCTGCGTTGTCCCGCCTACTTGTTCCGCGCTAATTTCATCATTGGTTAATAATCCATGATTTGCGCTTGTGATAATGCAAGGATTTGAAAGGGTAACGTTTTGGATGTATCCAGTCTTACTATTGGATTGTTCTATATTTTGATTGCCGACAATAAGATTTGCTTGCGCTGTAAGCGTGGTGTTCATTTTAAGTTGAATATTCATTGGCGAAGGAACTGTCGCATCAAAAAGAAAATCGATTGAGTTACATAAAATATTTTGTCCAGCTTGTTTTGCCGGATTAAAATCTTTAGTCTCGACATATGTTTTTGGAAACAACGCTACTACTCCACCTCCCATATATGTTCCAACATTAGTAACAGAGAAGTTAGAATAAAATTCCGATGTTGATTGATCCCATGCAAATATTCTAATATTATCGACATCGACATGTTGAACCATATAAATGGTATTATTTAATGTAGTCGATCCTAAAGTTGCAGGGGATGTTGTGACAACATAATTTAATCCTGTTACATAAATAATCTCATCGTTTTGTAGATTATGATTTTTAATCGTTAAGATAACATCAACGCCCGCATTTACTGTTACGGCAGTTACAGATAAGCTTTCTTGATCGATTGCATCTATAGTGCTATCTGCTACCGTTTCAACATCTGGATACCCATAGAAATGAGCAAATCCTTGTTGATTACCAGACACAATAAGAGGCATTTTAGATTGATTGATACTATCCCATTTGACTTCGTAGTTATCCCAAAATACATCGAGTTGATCCCATGTTATGGCAGTATCATATTGAAAGTTACCGAAGCATGTGATGGTATTTCTAAAGAATGAATAAGTGTTATTTCTGTAATTATAGACCAAAGTTTTATTAGGAAAGTACTGAAGATTATAAAGAGTATTAAAATCAGGATAGCACCAAAAAACAAGTTCTTTTCTAAAGTCTCTGATTCCTTGTACACGTTTTGTCCCTTCATTTGAGTTTAAAAAATCATAGACAGTATCGGGGATATCTAAATCGATTCTTTTAACATCTCCCCCCGTCGCTCCAACAATTGCTTTATCAGCTACAGCTAAAACTCCATTATCAAAAAGTACTGTTGAAAAAGTCGATTCAGAACCAAAGTCAGAGGATATTCGTTCCCAGATAAATGGAATGCCGTATTCTCCAATATATTGCAATCTCCATGTCGAGCGTTCAAATTGAACTATAAGAGTATTTTTATAAAATGTGGCACTGATTATTTCTTCATTTGTCGGAGCATCGATAAACCCACCCTTACCGAAAATATCAGACCGCCAAGCATCTGCTTGTATAGGACTTCCGATTTGAGAAAAACGACACCTGGCAAAGAAATTTTGAGCGGTCCCAATGACAGTTCCTTCATAAGTATTTAAAGCTAGTAATCTGCCATAATAAGGAATTAAGATTCTTGCTGTAAATAACAAGGTTGGATCTGGTAAAGTAGCTGCAACTATAGGCTGAAAAGTTGTCCATGTCGTGGCATCTGTATAACGCATCGGAGAGCCGGCACTTACTTTAAAATTAGTTGTAAAAAATAAGCGCTGTGAAGAGTCTGAGCCATTGTAATTTGTGGCCCAAAAAAAATCGGAATCCGTACCATCCCAGGTTACACTTGGAGATAAAAACTCCTGAAAGTTACCTGCTACAATTTTATAAGCATACTTTGTATCAAACCAGATCGTTTCTTCATCGTTAATGCCTGCTTTTTCTCTTACCCATATTCCCATAGATGGCAATACAGGGAAATAGTTAAAAGATGCAGTAGAGGCAACGCCTGCTCCTGCTGTATGCGTTAAAGTAACCACACCCGTTATATAATTTATAAAGCCACTATTTCCAGGTGTTACGCTTGTAAGTAGCCCGTTTCCTTGATCGGTAAATGTTATGACGCCGATTGTGATAATAACTGATCCCGGTTCTATTTGGGCAGTTGCTTCAGCTGCTACCGCTGGAATGTATGTGGAATAGATATTAAATGACCATATAGATACCGCTGAATTTCCAATAGATCCAGCGGTAAAAATTCGTCTAAAACGTCCGACAAATTGTAGTCCTTCGCGCTTTTTTAATTCCTCACGCCACACATAAGCATTTTGCAACTCTTGAAAAGCATCATCAACTAATAAAAAAGGCTTTTTATTTTTCTTTTGCGCCCCTGAATTAAAGCCTGAAATATCAATTGATTGCATTTATTTACCTATTGCGATCCAATTAAAACCAACGTAATTACTTGTGTCATTATCCCATGTCCATTTGAGATATTCCACCTTGTCCACCACTCCCATATATCGAACTCAACATACTAGATAATTCTCGTTGATTTTTTTGTTGTTCAAACATTTTTGCAGCTTTCAATTGTTGTTCAACCG